AGCGTAGCAGTCAAAGTGAGTGCCCCAACTCACAATTTTTAGGCCAAAGCTGCTATGGCCGCGCGAGGTCGCAAACCTCATTCCACCAAAGTCGAAGTTCGTCTCACGACGTGGACCGGACGACGGGTGATCCCCGAGAACCCGCGGGTAACACCTAGTGTTACATCCACAACAGTACAAGGACGGGTAGGTAGGGGAAGCTGGTGACAGTTACTCGCACCAGTTGGTACTCCGACTACTATTGTTCATCGGGTGAACCCACTGTTACTCTGGGAACTTACACCCACTCCTACCGCGAGTCGGGCGCGACCCCGACCTCAGATCAGCGTACCCACCCGAAAGTGGCAACTAACCGACCATTCCCCCCCACTGCCGCGAAGCCCATTATCCTGGCTTCTGTGCGAACGGGCCGCCGAACTACTAAACGACTAAGGCGCCACTTGAAAAGAACTGAACCTGCAAGCGTGAAACTGGCAGGTCACAGGGTACCCACACCGACCTCCCCTTGCTAAACCGAACCCGTCCGAAAACGGATTCATCCTCTCGCATGAAAACCCACTTCCAAACTTGCGAACGCGTCATCCGAAGAAGACGCCTTACACGAGATTGGATCAGAGAGCCAAGACCATAAGGGGAGCAACCCATCATGATCTGTTGGAGTCGGTTCTCACACTTCGAGGCGGAAGGATCAAAGGTTCCCGTCCACGCGTGCGAAACACACTCGGCCTCCCAGAGACGCTCGTAGCGAAGAACGTCTTCTGGAGGGATCCAACAAGTGGATACGCGCGAGAACCCAGGGGGGAGCTCACCAGTCTGAAAGACTGGTAAGGGAGGCTCTATCAACCGTCCAAGATAATAGAGCTCTCGGTGCCACAGACCCACGTCGTGCAGCACTCCCCTATCCACTGATATCCCCAGCCCCCGTGTAACAGACCTCCTGCTCGCGAAAACAGGTTTCTGATTATGGTGAAGGAAGAACCTTTGGACAAGTCTCTTCCTCTCACGACCAAAACCAGAGCACGCTGAATAGAAACGACCATTCAGCGATAGAATCTGTTCGCTCAAATCCGACCGGTCCCACACGGCCTTCGACCGCACAAAACCAACCGACCGACCGCCTCGGGGAGAAGCCCAAAACGGGGTTGAGTTAAGGGTAAATCCACGACCGTGGACCAACGTTTTTCCCTTACTCAAAGTCAAGCCTCCTTTCGCCACATTACGTTCCCAACGAGCGCACTCGTCGGGCGTCGCACGAAAAACGATATCGTCGCCATTGATCCGGACTGGAACCCGTCGACGGATCGAATACCGAAACGTAATGTAGTTTATTAAACACAGGAGCGGAAAAGATGTCAGCTGACCCATGAGCTGACCTCGGGCTTGCACCCAAAGTCCCCCCTCATCTACAGACAGAAGCGACCTATAGATTGAGAGAGCATGAGCGCGAATACCTTGCGGTACCGTGAAAGAGCGCTCAAGAAGCTCAGCCAAGATTGCCGATTGGAGACCTGCATTCAAATTGTCCGTGGCGTTTTCGTAATCGCCACTTACAAAGACTTCGCCTTCCACTGGAACGAAGTCTTTGAACCTAGCAGGTTTCGCGTCTCCTCTCAACAACCAAGGAAAACGGGAAAGGTGAGAGTACATGGCTTTGTGTAAGGGACGAAGAGCATTATCTACCCTCGGAGGGATAGCAATGATTCGCCACTTACCACCAGCTTCAACAACCTGTACTCTAGAAACCCCACGTCGCTTTGGCACCACAGACTTCAAGACATACTCAAGGAACTCAGAGCGTGTCTCTCTATTCATGGCGTCGACGCCGCGACACCCCCCTTCACTCCGGCCACGCTCAGAACAAGCGGTCCGGGGCAAGGAGCTTGTCAAACAAGCATCCTGATAAGTCCTATCCCACCCGAAGGGGAATAGCTTCCGAACCAGGTTTAACGCGAAACGAAGGAACCTGGGATCGGGAGGCGGCTGAGCTTCCGCCAACTTTTCAACATACTTCCTGACCTGAGGTTTCTCCTTTGGAACGACCTTCCGAAAGAGAAACAAGGAGTGACTCAGCCCGAACCTGGACTGAGCCGAGAGACCACGGATCAAGGGTCTCCAGGGGTGTGTTCCGTCTCCCTCAGCAAGTCCTGAACAGAACTTGTTGAGTTGTCCGTAATCGGTGAATCTAGGGCGAGTGAGAGTCACGTTATAAACTGACTCAAGCAAACCCACAAAAGATTCAAACCGACCGAGAACGGATGGTATCTGTGAACCTGTGAAACTCTGAAGAGGTTCACTCACAGGCACCCGTAGCGCAGTCATCCGAAAACGACTG